AAAGGGTGGTTTTTGACGAAAGAACTTTTTCAATAGAAAGCGATGTGAGGCCGCATGGATTGTTTACTCCATCTCATTATACATTCTTTTTATTGCCTACAGAGAAATAATATGATATCACAAAGTGTTATAAGGTCTATAAATTCTCAGCTGCAAAGAGAGGCTGGTTCGAGAATAGAAAATATAGTGATAAAAGAATTCTCAGTAATAAAAGAGAAAATGATGGAAGAATTTGAAAATCACCCAGTAACCATGGAGATAGAAGCTGGGCCATCTTCAGCTAATATTAGTACTACCCTTGGTGGTTATGGAAATTTATTTACATTCATTGGGTTTCCAGAAGGAGATGACCCAATATCAGTGATAAGAAGAAGGCTGCAAGAAACAAGCATAAGGAAAACCTCATACAAAGGCGGAAAGTGGGAGTTCATAACAACAGAACCTACTAGAGAAGAAATTTTTGCAATAACACCGTTGCCATGGGCAAACGGGAGAAGTTGGGTTGACGGAATAGAAACTGGATTGTCTGGCTTAGGTTATTATTTATATGAAAGCAGCAAAGATTTTAACAGCTCAAGGTCTGGACCCGCAATCCAGTTAAAAGGAGGAAAAAAAGGTGAAAAATCTTTCGGGGGAGGCACAGGAGGGGCAATTAAAAATCAAAGATCGAGATACAGAAGAACCTCTTATATTTCAAAAATCCTAAGGGATTTTAGAGCAAGAGCTTTGGCTTTAACAAAAAGAAGCATAAGATGAAACCGAATTTTGCACATGAAGCCACCACAAGTTTTTCAATGTGGTTCGAGCACCATCTAATTAAGCATGGAGAAGCTTTTAGTAATAAAACTGGAAAGTTATATTACATAGAAGATGATAGACTTCCTTCTTCATTTTTTAGATACAGCAGTCCCTACAAACAATGGGTTACAGAAAGTGGGGCTGGAGGAGCATTTGTTCCTAATACAATATCTGGAAGTGCTGGAAAAGTGCAAAAAAACGATCCAAATAATGGTTATTATATTGATTTTGATAACGGCGGAGTTGTAGTTACTGGAAATTTAGCGTCTGATTCTTTGAATTTAAGCGGAGCTTTTTCTGTTAAAGAATTTAATATATATAATACAAACGAATCAGAAGAAAACCTAGTTATAGAAAATAAATTTAATTCAAACAGTAGGTTTTCAATTCCAGAAAGTGGTATAGATCCGTATAAAATGGTAACTCCTGCAATTTTTATAAACAATGAATATGTAGAAAATACTCCATTTGCATTTGGAGGAGAAGATAAAACTACATTAAATTTTAAGTCTGTAGTTTTAGCGGAAAACTTATATCAAATAGATGGTTTATTGTCTTTATTTGCTGACACAAGAAATATGGGATATCCACATTTAAGCTTTTCAGACCACCCTATAAATGAGTATGGAGATTTAAAAACTGGTAAATATTCTTATGAAGAGGTGTCAAAAACAGCCACTCAGCTTCCTTTTTGTATAGAAAGAGTTACTACATCAAAAATAAGCGAAAATATAAGAACTAAAATATCTCCATCTCTTTTTGTTGGTTTTGTTGATTTCGAGGTGTCAAAATCAAGATTCCCAAGAATTTATTAAAAATAAAAAAATTTTCCCATTATTATAGATTACATGTAATTTAAAATGAACCGATTTTGTAAATAACCAACTAATAATTAAACAATTTAAAGATCATGGCTAGAAACAGAGTAATTTATCAAAGTGAAGCGCTTTTCGTGAGCCCCAATTCAACAGGGGCACATTTTAGTTGTACAGCAGTACTAACTGGCTTGGGACCAACAGGGCTAAACACAACTGCCCCTATCCCCACATACAAAGGTGAAAGTGGAAATGCTCCAGGATTATACACCTTAACAAATCCAGTGGGACTAACGCAAGACCCAGCGATAACATGGGAAGGTAGAGAAGCTGGTTGGCATGCTTTAGGCGAGGATTTAAATAAGGCTACTCTTTCTACCAGTAACCTATCAGCTTTTGATATAAGAAATATTAGTGGCTCAGTAACTAGTAGTTTCACGGGAGCCCTGGATGCTATTTACTCTAATGCGGTAAACGGAGGCGGAGCAACCACCCTTTATACAGGAAGTGAAGCTGGATTTAGACATGTTGAGCCAGCAACTGCAACTGCCGCCAGAACATTAATAAATAATCAAACAGGAGACGTTCTTTTGTTTACCTCAGAAGAGGCATGGAACCACGCAAACCAAGCTTATTATCAGCCTGCAGGAACATCTTTAACTCCAATTGCTAATAAAAATATTAGTGCAGTAGGGGTATTTTTACAGCCATTCAGTGGTGGATATGAAAACTTGGTACAACAAGTTCACAGAGTTCAAAGCGCGAATTATAGTTTCACGATCAACAGAACTGATGTTAATACTTTTGGTCAATTAGCCAGAATTGATGCTATTGCCCTTGAGCCACCCACAGTGAATCTTGATTTCACATATTATCCTACAGATGGTTTCAACGAAAGAAACTTAGGTTTCTATGTTCAGGGAGCTGATAATGTAGGATTGAACATGGGATCTACTGTTAAAAATGCAAGTAGTGAGCATTTAAAATCAGACAATGCTGGTAAAAGTTACTTTATCTTAACTACCCCAGAATCTACAGATGCATTTAGCGCTTCAGATGCTATATCTGAAAGAAGTGTTATTGGGCTAGGAAATGGATTCTTGAGCGATTACACCATAGAAGCCGCTGTAGGATCTATACCTACAGCCAATTCTACCGTAGAATTGTACAATGCTAAGTCAGACCTTGGTACTACTGGGGTTTCAATTCCAGGAGTTAACCTTCAAGAAGGAAGACCAGTTACTGGCATAAAATTTAGCCTTGGCCATCCAGAAGCTTTAAGAGGTGATGATAATGGAGCATCTCCATCAACAGGTCAATTTGGAGTATCTTCGTTAACTGCTCTTCGACCAGGAGATGTTACTCTTGAAATTCCCGAAGAACTTTCGATGCTTTCTAAAGTTTCGGGCGATGGATCTATACACATCCAAAACTTTAGCCTAAGTATGCCTTTGAGCCGCAGTCCAATTGATAGATTGGGAACTAGGTTCGCCTTCTCTAGAGTAGTCGACCTTCCTGTGACCGCGTCCTTGAGCGTGAGTGCTCTTATGTCCGACATAGGAACAGGAAACCTTGCGAACCTACTTGATGACTGTAAAGAACACGACATAAGAATAAAGATCAAGGGTCAAAATTCTTGTGAAGCTGGCGCTCCTAAAATCGATGCAATGACTATCGATTTCAAGGGAGCGAGAATAGACAGCGAATCTATATCTTCTGACATCGGAAGTAATAAAAGTATAGATCTGTCCTTTACAACTCAAATCGGAGGACCAACTGATTTAATTCATGGAGTGTTTATATCTGGTGCTAACAGAAATGTTATCGAAGAAACTCCAAGGATACCTAATTTCTAAATAAAAATTAGATTCATTTATAAAACCCGCCAATCGGCGGGTTTTTTTTGTATTAGAGCAAATCAAATAAAGCCTTTTAAGTGTAATATTTATTAAGGAATAAGGAAATGCCTCTAAAAATACCAACAGTTCAGGTAGGGCTTGAAAAGTCTATACAGAAAGCGGTTAAAAATGTAAGCGCTAGAGGTGGTTTGAATTTAAGCCTTGATGATAAAAACTTCACTAGACCTTTAGGTAAAATAACGGGCTCTGTAAGTGAATTCAATAAGTCGCTTGAAGCATCTAATGCTAGAGTATTAGCTTTTGGAGCTTCCGTGGGAATAATCCAAGGAGTTCAAAATGCATTTAAAGCACTTTTGCAAACTACAATTCAAGTAGAAAAGCAATTGACTGAAATTAATATCGTCATGGGTTTGACAAATTCCCAGCTAGACAATTTCTCTAAAGAATTATTTAAAGTAGCTAAAAATACGGCTCAATCATTCTCCACGGTAGCTACAGCAGCTACTGAGCTAGCCAGACAAGGTCTGACAATGGAGGAAACTCTAAGAAGAACAAATGATGCCTTGATTCTAACTAGACTCACAGGTCTTGATGCAGCCAGTGCTGTAAGCGGTTTAACTGCAGCATTGAATACATTCAATAAAGCTGGATTAGATTCAACTAAAATTTTGAGTAAAATGGCTGCTGTGGATGTTCAGTTTGCAGTTAGTACAGAAGATTTGATAGACGCTGTATCTAGAGCGGGCGCAGTAGCTCAAGATGCTGGAGTCAGCTTTGACCAACTCTTGGGTGCAGTTACAGCCGCACAACAACAAACCGCCAGGGGAGGTAAAGTTATAGGTAATAGTTTTAAGACTATTTTTACTCGCGTTCAAAGATCAAGCACTATCAATCGGCTAGAAGAATTAGGCATAGCCGTGAGGGACATGGCTGGAAATACATTGCCAGCTATTACTGTTTTAGAAAACTTAGCAAAGACATATGAAAATTTAGCAGATACAACGAAAGCTGCGGTAGCCGAACAAGTTGGTGGAGTTTTTCAAATCAATATTTTAAAAGCTGCAATTAAGGATTTGTCAGAAGAAAATAGTATTTTAGCAAGAGCTACTCAAATATCCGCAAGTGCTACTGACGAAGCTTACAAGAAAAATGAAATATTGAATAGATCTTTGTCCGCCTTAACTTCTCAGACTGCATCGAGCATAAAAGAGCTTGCGAATTTAATAGGTGATGTCGGTTTTTCTGACCAGATTAGAGATTACTTAACATTCATAAGAGATCAGCTTTCAAGCATAAATACATTTCTTGGTCAAAAAGAAGGAGAATCTGCTGGAGCCGACTTTGCTAATGGGTTGATAAAAGGAATTGGTAATGTAATAAGTGGACCTGGGTTAGTCTTGGCCGCTGGGGTATTAGTTAGGTTGTTCGCTACTACATCTAAATTCTTAATAGGTAGTGCTAAAGAACTTATGGGTGTTGTTAGTGCTTCTCAGAAACAGCAAAGAGTTCAAGAATCTATAGTAGCAATACTTGGAGAAAACAGCAATTTACAAAAAAGAATTTTATCTCAAGAAGGTAATAGGGCAGCTCAAGAAAAAACAATATTAACTTTACTTCAAGCTCAAGCAAGAGAACAACAAAGAATCGCAGCTGCAGCAAAAGCAGTAGGGCCAGCTATTTTAAGGTCTGGATTTAACACATCATTACAAAAAACCAGAAGTGGGGGACATGTACCAAATTACGCAAGCCCCGAAGAAAAGATTTTAGAAAAACAGGGAGCTATTGCAGGGGGGTATCAACCTGGAGCCGTGCGATCTTTAAATATAAAAGGCAGAGGGCGAGTAGTATACAATACAGCCGAAAAGGTCAAACAATTTGATGGCATGTCGGAACCCGCAATAATGCCTCCAAAAAATAGTAAAGCAGGAAAATCATTCAAGCAGAAATTTGAAAATATTCATGGCTTTAATCCTTATGCGAATAAAGGTATTATACCTAATTATTCAGCTTTTGATTACGACAAAAGCTTAATGAACACTCTTATTCTAAATAATTTTGGAAAAAATGGTAGAATTAAATATTTAGATGCGTTAAATTATATAGACGACAAGGGCTTAAAAGAATTATTAAATTCATTTGCCAAAAATATGGATCAAGATGTGGAATGGAAAGCATCGTGGCCAGGAATGTCAATAAATGATCTGTCCAAGAAATTTCCTCATTATGCGGCAGACGATCCATATGCTCCACCTGGAGATATTAATAGAGGATTATATAAAGGCCTTACAAATTCTAGAATAAAAGAAATATTACAGCAAGATGGAATTCAGCAAAGTTTTTATAAATACTTAAAAGGAAAAAGTAGCGGAATTGATATTGAGAATTTCTTAACTAAGGAAGAAAAAGATTTCTTTATGTCTGAATTTGGATCCCTTCCTAGATTGAAACATGTAGATGATGGATCGTCCCCAGGAGGTAGAAAGGCTAATTTAAATGCATTTCAAGATGATTTCCTGACAACCAAAGCTCCCAAAGGAGAATCTCCATTAAAAAAGATTGAGAAAAAATTCAGGGCAACAATATCAAGTGAAATGCGGAGGTCGGATCTTCTTCAGCAAAATAAAGCACTAAAACCTGAGGAAAAACAGATTTTGGGCCTACCTTTTGATCCAAATAGGAAACACATAGATCCAAGTGTTTATTATGCTAAGCCTGGGGATTATTCAAGGGCACAGCACATGATGCTAGAGAAGCAAATGGAGGAATCTCAAACAGGAGCCATGAAGGGAGCTGTAACTTCAAGCATAAGAACTAAGGGATTTAGCGTAATAAATGCATTGGCGGATAAAAATTTGACAATGTCAAAAATGCAAAACATGAGGTTGATTGAAGAATTTGAATACTTAATGAATCCGCCTGATGTATCCAGAGTTGGGCAATCAGGTGCTATTATAAAAGGGCCAGCATTCGATCCGTATTCTTTTTCACAAGCTGAAGACAGAATTAGAGATAGGTTGAGAGTTCACCCAAGAATACAAAGATATTTCAAAGGATTAATGAAGAAAAGTATGGCAAGATGGGGCTTTTCTCAGGGAATGATACCTAACTACGGATTAAAAATTAATCCTGCAAATATTTCCAGGCTGGGAATGCCAAAGCCAAGCGAATTAAAAAGAAAAAATAATAAAAATATACCAAGACCTCAGCATGTTATAGGAATGACTGAGTTGGATCAAATTATTAGAAGTGGGTTATTTAAATCTATCAAATATCACCCATTAAAAGGAGGGCCAGTAATAGATGTTAATAATGCTAGGTATGGAGTTCATAGCTTAAAAAAAGGAGCTTCTCCTCCAAAAGGTTTTAGTAGCTGGGACGACTTTGACCAAAACAATAAACTCGGCAGGACTAGAGTTGTTTATACACCACCAAAAAGAGAAGGAGAAAGCCCTTTCAAGAGGCTTAGGTTGGATAGAATAGAAAGCGTCAATCATAGAGGGCAGATTTTTAAAGTAGATCCTAATATGGCTGCATCTGGATTAATTCCAAACTTCGCAAAATTCAGAGTAAAAACTCAACAGTTTGGTGGAGAAGATGGACCATTTGGGCCGCCAAGACAGGTTCAGTTTTCTTCATTTATAGGAGATAAAAAATTCGTAAAATCTCAAGCTACAGAAATTGATGATCCAAAGCAACCTGGCAAGACAGGATTGCAGGTTATATTTACTGGTGAATCTGATACATCATTAAGAGGAAAAGGTTACGGTCGTCAACTTTATGAATTCATGGCTCGTTATGCCAAAAAGAAAGGTTATACTGGTTTGTATGGAGATATGACTACATCAAAATCAGCTATGCGAGTAATTGATAGTATAGCTAAAAAAGGAAAATTTAAAATCGAGAAAAATAAAGATTTAAAATTCAGTAAGGATGAGCTTGAACCAGAAGGCAACTGGGGTAGCGACTCTTGGACTTATAGAATGTCAAATCAAGGTCATGTTCCTAATTATGCTGGATTATTTTCAAAAGGAGCAGAAAATATTTTAAGCAAAAACCTGCAATATGCTGGGGCAGTAAGTGATGCTATAAAAAGAGAGGCGTCATTTGGATTAACTCCAAAGGTCGTAGAAGCACCTTCTTTAAAAAGCTCAAAAAATCCTGGGCTAGCTGTTGTCAATAAAGAGCAAGAATCAGGAAGTTTACAAAAAGCTAAAATGCTTCACGGAGGATTAAATCCAAATCAAAAAAGTGCTGCGGTTCCTAATTATGCATTAGACCTAAGCGATGTAATACAGGTAAGAAAAGGTGCTGACGATTTAATTGACGAAAGGGGGTTGAATTCAGTATCAAATTCATTCGAAAAATCAACTAAAATAATAAATCATTTTTCTACCGAATTAAAAGGGGCTCAAAAAATCTTAAAAACCTTAGGCAAAGGATATGCAGAGTCTTCTGAATTTATAAAAGAAGCAAACCTAAGAGAAAAAGCTAGGCTCGGAATTTTAGACAAAGAATCAAAAGAAAGAAAACAATATGCTAGAGAATTCTTAAGAAAAGACGCTCTAGGTATGATTGCTCAAAGAGGAGGGGCTATAGGCGGACTAGCTACACAACTTCAACAATCTTCAAATTTTGAAAAAGATTTAAAATTTAGAATGGGAGTTGCAGAATTTGAAAATGACTTCGAAACCTTAAAGGGTTTGGAAAAGCTTGATCAGGCACTGGACGAAAGTGCCCAAGGAATGTTCAATAATCCAGAAACTAAAGCGTCTATTTTAAGAAATCAATTAAGAGAGGAATCTAGACAAGAGAGAGGGCTGAGAAGATTTCAAGGGCAAGAAGGGTTCTCAAAAAAAGAAATGAGGAAATTCTTTGCTCAAGAGTTTTTAGAGAACAAAGGGATTAACACAAAAGATATTAAAGAGGCTGAGTCTATAATGTCTAAAATGGACGCAAGAGGCAATAAAGAATTTAGAGATTTTGCTAAATCAAGAGGCGTGACTTCTTCAAATGCCGCACTAGCTAGAGGCGGATTAAAAACTGGAGATTTTAGAAATTTGATCGGAGCTAATGATGGGTCCAGCTTTATGACCCAACTAGCCAACTATCAAAAAATTTACGACGAAGGTGGAAAAGGGAAAATTGCAGCTAGAAGAAGGCTAATGAGAGAGGCCGCAAAGATAGCTAAGGATTCAGACTCAGCAGAGCAACTTCAATCCATGGTTCTGAACACTGAATCTAAACCTAAAAGCGAAAAGAAATCAGGATCCACAAGAACAGACAGGAGCAGAGTTGCGAGTGGTGGATTTTTAAAAGGAGTAGGGGGCTCTTTTACATCTGGAGTAAGAGGCTCTTCAGTTAGATCACAAGGATTTTTTGGTTCACTTGCAAACAGAACGGGGAGAGCTGTTGGAAATATAGGAACTGGAACAAGAAACTTTGCAACTAGAGGTTTTGGTGCTGCTGGCGGGCAAGTTGGGTTAGGTTTGTCGATAGCTGCACCTATGTTAGCGGGAATGGTTAGTAATAGAACGGCAAGAGAAGATAGAGCCGTATTACAAAACGGACAGTTTAATGTTCAAGGAAGAGGTTCGGATATAGCATCAAGTACTCTAATGGGAGTAGGAATGGGTGCTATTTTCGGGGCACCAGGAGCTGTGGTTGGTGGTGTTATAGGATTTATAAGTTCATTAAAAGAGGCTACTTTAACTATAGATGAGCAGATAAGAGTTAGAGAAAAAGAAATAGCATTAATTGGACAAAATATAAATGCTACCCAAAGTGTCCAAAATCTTTCCTCCGCGAGAGCTGAGGCTTTTGCGCAGGGAGATCAAAACAAAATAGCTGAGATAGACGTGGCTATGAACAGAGCTTTGGCTGGTGTTACCGATAAAGAAACTTTAAAAAGATTATCTGCAGCTGGATCTGATAATGATGCTTTGGCTGAAATACAAAGAGACCTTCAAGATCAAATGACAAATGCTGTTAGTGTTCAAAACTTCGGGGTAGCATTAAAAAATTCTGACCAAGAAAAAGCCGCAAGAAATGCAGGGGTGGCTATGGGTTCTATGATAGCTCAATCCATAAGAAACGAAAATGTTGATGAGTCTTCCGCATTGGATGCTTTAAGAAGAATACAAACTAGTACTGCCGAAAAGGAGTCTAGAGGAATGATGGATACAGCCAGCTTGAATGCTTTAAGAAAAAAAGCAACAGGTGTTTTGGGGCAGCAAGATCTTTTAAGCACTGGAGGTGTATCAGGAGGAATAGCAGGAGGAATAGCTGGAGGATTAATGGCGACTGGAGGTGTGCTTAGTGCAACTGGGCTTGGATTACCAGTTGGACTTCTTATGGCGGCGGCTGGCGCTGGAATAGGTTTAGTAGGAGGAAGAATGACTGAAACTTATCTGGCTAAAGGTGATTTAGCAGAACAAACAGAAATGGGCTTAGATGAAATCAATGAATTAAATAAACTAGTCGAAGCTGGAGCTTTAACTGAAAATGCTATGAATCAGTTGGTAGCCGCTTTCAGAGAAGGGGAAATTAGCATGGGTGATATTGCTAAGGAAGCCGAAGATGCTGTTGTAGAATTTCAAAAAATTAAAAAGGCTTCAGATAGGGCTTCTGCGGCATTATTTAATATCGATCAAACATTCAAAAGAACAATACAAAAACTTTCAGTAAACTTAGAGGTTAATAAAATAAGACAAAATGCACAAAGTAGTGCTGAAAAATCTAATGCAAACTTTTCATCTCAGTTTCTTTCTCCTATAGATGCTAGTAAATTTTTAGCAAGAGAGCAGTCTAGAATATTATCTAACGAAGCTAATTCTAGGATATCGAATTTTCAATCAGAGGGAGAAATTGCATTTTTAAGACAAGTTCAATCAAAATCTAAGCAATTAAATTTTGGTGGCCCACAGATGGAGTTCATAAGAAAAACTGTAGAAAATCAGGGAACCGCACCCATTGAATCTATGATAAGACGTAGAGAAATGAGCGGCACAATGACTATAAATTTATCAACACAAAGACTTGATGATATATTTGAGGCGGTTGGAATCAAGGGAGGTGTTGATAACTTCAGTCAGGGCGATCAAATTAAAATGCCAGAAAATGTCAATGACATGAAGGATCTTTTGGGAACTTCAAGAGCCGAAGAACAGTCCAGAATAATGCAAGAAATAATAAATAACTTGCCAAAGGTTAAAGCTGAGGGAACGATGGACACTACTTTCACCAGGAATCTAGAAGAGCCTGATGCTCAAACATTATCTGAAATATTAGATGCTCAAAGAGAAAGATATAGAATAATTCAAGAAACAATACTTGCTGAAAGAAAAAATCTGAGTATACAGATAGCTCAAAATACAATACAAACAAAAATACAGCAAGATTTAAGCAAGCTACAGCAACAAGCAAATAATACTAGCTTATCTCAAGAAGGTAGCATGATGCAATTAAGAGGCCAAGCTTCTTCAGCTTTAAGTTTTAGCAATTTCAGATCGCAGTCTCCTTTATTTAGGGGAATGTCGTCGGACGAAGAAGAGAACAAAAGACAAGCAGGACTAAGAAAAAAGAACTTTGAAGAAGAGATGAAAGTGCGCAAAGCGGAAGCGCTAAACACCTTCAAAAAAGAAGCAACCAGACTGCTTGCAGAAAAAGAATTAATAAATGCCTTAAACAACTTAAAGCAAGCTATAGATGAGCAACTTGACATAGCTGAAAGCGAGGGGAATCAAGTATCTCAAGGAGAAAATAACCAATTAGTAGTAAAACCTATAGGACCAAATGAAACATCTGGAGCTGGTGCTGGAACTGGAGCCGCGTCTGGAAGAGGAATTTCTGTTATACCCACAATGGGAGGAAGTAAAGAACTAAACAAGAAAATAGAAGAAGAAAGTAAAGCTGTATCAATAGCACAACAAAACATCGAAACTAACGAAGGAAAAACAAAAAAACAAGAAGGGATCGTTTCTGATCTTGATACTAGAATCGAGCAATTAACAAAACTTAAAGGTAGATTGGAAAATATAAAAAACCTAGATGAAGGAGGATTTTTCTCGAATATAGGTTTGCAAAAAAGCGACCAAGAGGCAGAAAGAGATGCCATCTTTAGAGAGTTAAAAAAGAAAAGCCTTATAGATAATATGGGCGACATCACAAAGAAAGTTGTGATGAAGACTGGCATGGACGAAGGAGGGTCTTATCAATATGCGGAGCAACAGGATAAAACCGATGTAGAAATAGCTAATGAACTAGGAGATATAATAAATAAAGCTAAATCCAACAGAGAAAATGCTAATAGAAAAAAGGAAGAGGCTAAAGCTCAAGTCGAAAAGTTTAAAAAGGAAGTCGAAGATAGACGAAAAAATATCGCATTATTAAATGATACTTTCAAAGAAGATGTTATTGTTTTAAGCGATAAATTAGCTGGAGAAAACATAAGTTTAGAAGATATAAATTTAAATGCTACTTCCAATCTTATTGATAGTGTTAATAGCTCAACAAGCTTGGAGCAGGGAGCTAAAGATTTGAACGAAAACTTAAAAGATCTAGCGGGGTCAGACGAAACTATAGCACTCAAATTAGGAGGATTGAATCAGGTTGTAAACAACCTAAATATTGGAATACAAGAATTTGAAAGGAACTTTAATGTTCAAGAGGCTTTAAGAGCGGTAGAAGAATTTAATCAAACTTTAAAATTTTCTACTTTTTCAACAGGCTCATTTGACCAATTAAGAGATATTAGAAATCAAAATCAAAATATAGAAGCTGTTGCTGGAGCCAGTGTAATGAACAAGGTTGTTGACCAAGAGAGAAGACAGCAAAATTTTGATATAGTTAACCGAGATCCTACATCCACTTCCCTTGATAGAGCCAGAGCTAAAGCTGAATTAAATGCTTTCACTATAGGAACTAAACAACAAAGAGATCAGATGGTTGGCATGAGAGACAGAATGAGGGATGAAAACCTTTTATTAACTCAAGCAGAGGAAGATAGAGCAAATGCATTGGCCAAAAAAGATACTGCGGGCGTAGAGCAAGCCGACAAAGAAATAGAATCATTAAAAAATTCAATAAATCAGTTGGATAAAAGCATGCTTGAATTAGCTTCTCAAATGCAAAGAACTACTCCTAGAGACAATGGTTTTATTTCAGAATTCACTCAAAATACAGCAACAGGATTAGGCGTAGGTTTTGCCGAGATAGAATCTCAATCAGAGCAGATTTATACTAGATTGGGAATGCAACTTCCTTTATTATTCAGAGATGGATTGGTCGATGCTATGCAAGCAGCATTAGATGGAAGTAAAAGTTTAGAAGATTCATTTAGACAGATAGGAATAACCCTACTTCAAAGTATACAGCAAGCATTTTTAACAAGCGCAGCAAATAGAATAACTGGAGCTATAGGTGGAATAATGGGATTCAACTCTGGAGGGTATGTGAATGGAGGAAGTGGAGCCAAAGATGATGTTCCTGCATTATTAATGGGAGGAGAATATGTAATCAAAAAGAGCGCTGTCCAAAAGTACGGAGTAAATTTTCTAGAAAATCTCAACAGGGGAGCCTTACAAGGTTATGCTGGAGGGGGGGCTGTTTTAAATATAGGCGGCCCAAAAGTAGCAGAAAGAGAAAAGTACACAGACGAAAACGAAGACGGAAATGTAACAAGGTATAGAGTAAAAAAAGCAGGTGTGGGTATTGACAGTCGGCTGTCTGCATATGCAATAAATAATGACAGGTCGATACAAAAATATTTTAGAGATCAAGAGGAGCAATTCAACCAAGACCTCATGACCAAAAGGCAATTAAAGGCCAGAGAGAAAAATAAAAAATACCGAGAAGAGATGGAAAAAAATGCATTGCAAAATATGCTAATATCTGCAGTCGGTAGTGCGGTTATAGGAAAAGCTATATCATGGGGAACTGAAAAATTCAAACAAACTGATTTTTATAAAAACAGGCAAGCAAAAAAAATACAAAAGCAATTTAATAAGCAAGGCTACGCAGATGTAAAAGGGCAAAATATTGTTAATAAATATCCAAACCCCAGAGATAGAAGAATAATACAAGCACAATTAAAACAAACATATGCCGACAAGGGAGCTTTTGAAACTGCAAAACTGATGCAATTTTATGATCTTGGAGGTCAGGTAGACAGCGAAGGTTTTGATCTTTTCCAAAGAAACAACAAAGGTGGACCAGTTGTTCCGTCCATGTTAACTGGAGGAGAGTATGTAATGAGTGCAAGTGCAGTTAAAACTTATGGCTCTTCTTTAATGCAAGGATTGAATAGCGGAACAGTCGCAACAGGAACTGGAGCACAAGCTCAATCAGGGCAATCAGGGCAAGTAAGTAATGTTTCGCATGGAGATGTGAATATAAATATTAATGTTGATAGTTCTGGAGCTGCATCTGGAGACGCTGATTTAAATACCCCCGAATTCGCTCAAAAAGTAAAAAGTGCAGTAATGAATGTTCTATCTCAAGAAAAAAGAGTGGGAGGTACTCTAAGATAAAATGATAGGTTATGTACATAATGCAGATCAACAATTCCATATTAATGGGTTACATTTATCTGGAATTAGTTCTGTCAATGCTTCGTATAATATACCCACTGAAGATAATGACTTTCTTGGTTATGTTGGCTCAGCTGAATTCATGCAAACGGCCCCTGGTGTAGCGACTTTTTCTTTTGATAGAAGTATGGTAACTACAGATGAGCCTATTACAGAACTAATAGGTTTAGAGGAAGGCTTTGATGGAGGTTTAACTTTTAATGGGAAAAATTTTAATTTCCAGAGTGGTTATATAAATTCTTATCAGTGTTCTTTTTCTGTTGATAATGTTCCCGAGTCAAGTGTTTCGATAAATGCTTTTGGAGAAGTTGGACCAGAAGTAGAAATAAAAAAAAATGCAGAAAACCAAAAGAATCTTTTTATAGTAGCAAACAGTGGAATAAAAGTAGAATGCGGAGGAAGAGAAACTAATAGGGTTTTAAGCTTTTCTTTTTCAACTTCTATATCTAATAAACCTGTTTATAAAATTGGATCAATATATCCTTGTGAGGTGGTATTAGGAACTCCATTAAAGCAATCATTTAACATAGAAATGGAGATAGATCAATTTGATTCTAGGAATGTTTATGATTACATGCGGACGGGAATACATTCAGAAACAATAAGAGTTACTTTAAAAAATAAATGCGAAGAAGAGGGGGAGGTTGTATATACTTTCAAAAATGCCCATTTAATTTCTCAAAGCTTAAACACAGATGCAGAAAACAATACTAAAGTAGAATTGTCTTATTCAACTGTGTCTAGAGATAAACCAGAGATATCTTATGTATGAAATATATCAGACATCAAGAGTGCGAAATAGAAATAAACGAAGAAAAGTTCTTCGCTAAGTCGGCTAATTTGTCTTCGTCTTCAAATTTAGATTCTAATAGAACTTACGGCGGAGAATTGAGGCCATATCTAGCCACATCTCCAGTTTCAGCAACTGTTGGTTTTGATTACTATTTAACTGGAAAAAATGATTCTATTGCTTTTTTAACGGGCAACATTCCATGCTCTGGTAGATTTTGCGGTATTGAATTTTCGGGAGCATATTTAACAAATTATGCGATAGAAATAAGGCCATACAAACCAGTATCTTTTTCTGCATCATTTGATATATATAGCGGATTCAGCCAAGAAACAAAAACTGGATCTTTCAAGTCAGATCCAATAAAAGTAGCCAACGGAGCTTATACAGAACTAAATAACTTCAATAAAAATAATATTGGTATGGATTTTCCTCAAGAAATATCTTATTCTGTGCAATGCGAAAGGGTGCCTAATTATGTTATAGGGCAAGAGCATCCTATGGATGTAAGATTGGGGCAAATAAACAAGGAGATATCAATAAAAGGAGAAAACATTGGTTCGGTTATTAATTATTCTGGAAGAGATTTTGCTAAAATAACAATTTCTCCAAAAAATATAGACTATGCTGCAAGGGGTCAAGAATTGACTTGTGAAGGAATGATTCAAAGTCAAAATCTAGATATAAGTTCAAATGGATTATTGAATGGATCGGTAAGTATAATTGAAAATGTTCGATGAGTGATACTATCAACAAATTAAACTTCTGGAATTTAAATAAAGATTATTATCTTGAAGCTGATAATTCTGGAGCCGATTTTTATAACTCTTATTCTGATTTCACCAAAAAATCAAAAACGGATATAAATTTAAAAAAATTTAAATACAATAACCCTTTCAAATTCATTCCTTCTTACGGCTCATCAATGTCTATAGCTTTTTTAAATAACATAGATAACTTTGGAGATTTTTACCTAATGCTAGAAGAGGATGGATTTAATAGAATAGCTCTAAGTCTATCTCTAAGATTTGAAAGCAGAGGGAATAAAGAAGCTAAAGATATTTTAAACTATATAGATAACAAGACCAAAGGAAGGGAAAATTATTTTCCTATTCAATACAACGATTCAGAAAATTTAACTAGTGAAAATCTGTATAAATCTTTATATTCATTAAAACCTTATGTAGTTCAAGAATTTAAATGTGAAGATTCTAATTCAATATCAACATATTTAGATAATAATTCTATTAGTTTAACATTGAATAATGATTTAATGTCTCGTTTTACTTCAAGAAATATAATATATGCTGAATCTTTACCAGAAAAAGAAAAACAATTAATAAAAAGCTACTGGAGGAAAGACAAATTAGATATTCAGCCAATTTATCCACTCAATAAGGGCGAGTCTTTTAACGAAGAAAGTATCAGGCTTGGATCTTCTAAGCCTTACAAGGTTTTAAATAAAATTAATCCTAAGTTTTATTCTTTTGAAATGGAATTTAAATCTATAGATGATGAAACTTTACTTAAGCTTTTGTCTTTTTTTATATCAAAAAACGGCATGGAAACATTTGAGTTCGACCTAAGGGAGCCAGAAGCAAAAACTATAAATCTAATGTGCTCAAAATTACAGCACGACTTTCTCTATATGAACTCCCACACACTAAAGGCAACTGTAGCAGAAGTGCCAGTTCCTTTTAAGTATTATTAATCGAAAATTTAAAACTTAATCTTATAATATAACATATGGCATTTTTAAAAAAAGAATCTGTTAATGAAGAGCTTTTTAATCATAGTAAAAGTGCTCAAGTCGAATTGTTAGAAATATCAGAAATACCAAATTCAGGAGATGTAATAAGGTTTCACGGAGGAGCTAATTCTATATACGAATCAATTTTTTTTGGGGGAAAGGAATATTATTATATACCATATGAAGGTACTGATTTTGGTAGTAGATCTGACGGGAGGATATCAAGGCCTACTATAAAAATTATAAACTTTAATGGTTTTCTTTCTAAATTTATGATCGGAAAAGATGATTTAATTAGATCAAGAGTAACTAGAGTTAGAACATTTTTTAGATTCTTAGATGAAGAGAACTTTTTAAATTATGAATCAGACAAAGAGTTTTGGTCAGAAATGGGAATAAATCCAGATCCAAATGCGACTCTGAGGCCAGATGTATGGTATATAAATCAAAAAATAGAAGAAAATAAATTTTATGTAGAATTTGAAATGTCTAATGCTTTAGATTTAGAGGGAGCTGTTTTACCTAGAAGGCAAATATTAAATAATTACTGCACGTGGAAATATAGAGGAAAAGGATGCAAGTATAGTGGGGGAGTGGTAGCTGACTCGAACAATGTAAAGTTTGACAAAAATGGATTAAGGGATAAAGGGGAGTGGAACGATGATACAGACTACATATTGGGAGATGTAGTATATGTTTGGACCAGAGAAGGAGAAGGTAGGAGAGCTATAGTTTATGTTTGTACAAACCCTCATAAATCCACTCAAAATTTAAGACCTTCTGTAAACAATAAAGATTGGGCTATGGATGCATGCTCTAAAACCCTTAAAGGATGCAGGTTAAGGTTTGGGGAAGATTCGGACCTTCCTTTTGGCGGATTCCCTTCAAGTAGACTATATTAATGATAGAAGTATTAGATAGAATAAAAAAAATTTCAGAAAATCAACCAGAGCAAGAAGTTTGTGGATTTTTACTTAAAAATAAAAAGATTTTCGAGGCTGAGAATGTAGCCATATCAAAAGACGATTCTTTTGAAATAAAAACTAGCGATTATATCAAATGCGGAGGCAGAAAAAAAATTTACGCCATTTACCACTCTCATCCATTTTGTTCTGAAGAATTTTCAAAAGAGGATGTTGGCATAAGTGACGCATTGATGATTCCGATTATTGTATACAGTATTATCAAAAGTAAATTTAATATTTATATACCAAAATCTGTAAAAAGAAATAAAACAATAGATTCAATAGAAAAAAGTGTAGTTACTTATTAAGGATAAAGGTTTATGAAGATATTTTTACATGGAGAATTGGGTAAGAAATTTGGAGAAGAATGGAAGTTAAGTGTAAAGTCTCCAAATGAAGCATTTAGAGCTATAGATGCAAACAAAGATGGCTTTTTTAAGCATTTGTGCGAAAGAGATAAACATGGAGTATCTTACAGAATATTCATAGATAAAAAGGGAGTAAGAAACACAAAAGAACTAGCTATAGAATCTGAAAAAATAGAAGAGATGCATGTTCTTCCAGTAATAAAAGGAAGGGATAGAAGAAGGCGTAGAAGAAAAAACTACCAAATGTCAGCTTGGGGATTTGGGGCAATGGGTCTTGGATATGGACTATCCTATTTAGGAGGTTTAATTGGAGGTTTTTGGGGAGGTCTATTAGGATTTATAGGAAATATAGGTATGGAAATAGGTGGAGCAATGATAATGGAAGGGGCAATAGGGCTGCTATCTAAAGAACCACCCAAGCCACCAGCAGAGGATACTGCGCCTCAGCAAAAAAGCACAACTTCATTTACTTTTGCAAGACCTTTGAATACTGTGGTGCAAGGAGCTCCTATACCAGTTGGTTATGGAAGATTAAGGGTTGGAAGTCAGGTTGTTTCATCTTCGTTGATGAACTCTAGAATGGTGGCATTTAATCAATCTAGATCGTCAACAAGTGAAGATGGTGGCAATTTACATGCTGCTGTTAATGTGGATCATTATACTCTTTAATCATGCCTTTTAGACTAAATTGTTTTGCATCCAATACCTCTCCTAGATTATTTAAGAGAGAAATTAAAGGTAATTATAATCCTTCTTCGGATGACAAAGAAAAACTTCAGTCGGTATCTTTTGTAAAAGCTTTAGATTTAATATCTGAAGGCCCCATTGAAGGCTTCGTAGATGCAACTGGAAAGCTTGTGGGCCCTGATGAAATGTTTAAAGGGGTTTACCTTAATGAAGTTCCAGTTCAGCTAACAACGGCATCTGCCTCTCCTATTTTTAATTTCAGGAACGTTTCAATGGCTTACAAGAAAGGGACTGAGGACCAAGCCCCTTTGTGGACAGACCAAGACGGAGATTTTTATTGGTTAAAAGACTTTTCATATACTTCTAGGACCGTGCCTGTTGGCGCCAATCTAGATAATCAAACCGTATTAGAGGTACAAGGTCAACCAAAGAAAATGAATGCCCAGGCTTCGTATTCAGTGATTGATCAAGATGTAGATTACATCGGTATGACTATAGCAATTTCAGAATGCTATACTACAGACGAAGACGGAGTTCATCAGATAAATGAAGGCGGATTTCAAATATGGGGAGACATAACGGGAGTTGTACACAGAAGCTTAGATGAAGGAGAAGTGGCAAGAATAAACGATGATGGAGTAAACGAATACAATGTAAGTGTAAATTTTAAAGGATTATGTTTAGGAAGTTATAAGGAAGATATATTTTTTAAGCTAAAAGATTCTAAAGATATAGGGTCGAGTAGGCCCAGGCATATACATATAAGAAATACCACAGCTCAATCATTAAATTTTAGAACTAAATTTTCAGCTGGATTAGATTCTGTGACCGAAATCGTAGATGTTAATTTAAAAAACCCACACTCAGCTGTTGTCGCATCTCTTTTCAGTGCTGAAAATTTTGGGAGCGCTCCAGTAAGAAGTTATGACTTAAAATTAAAAAAAGTAAAAGTTCCAAGTAATTATGTTGATAAATTAGAAGGCCCAGCGGGGCCAACTAAAATTAGAGCTTATAGTACTGATATTGGTCCTGCTGGATCAGAGGGAGCTGATGAAAATAGACACGAAGGAATATGGGATGGAGAATTTAAAGAAGAACTAGAGTGGACAGACAATCCAGCTTGGATTTTATACGATCTTATAACTAATGATAGATATGGATTAGGAGAGTATATTAAAAATGCCGATGTAGATAAATGGGAACTCTACAAGGCTGCGAAATATTGCGATGAAGTTGTACCAACCTCTAGACCTACAAAAGGTGGAGACTTCATACAAGAAAGAAGATTTACATGTAATTTATTATTGCAAAATGCATCTGATGCATTCCAAACTCTAAACGAAATAGCTTCAATTTTCAGAGGTGTAGCGTTTTTTAATAATTTAGAAATTTTTGTAGCAACTAATGTTCTAAAAAATCCAATAACAACATTTACGAACACTAATGTAGTAGATGGAATTTTTAGGTATGGGGGAGCTCCAGAGCATACCAAATTCACAGCGGTAAAAGTAGCTTATAAAGATAAAACAGACTCTTTTTTACCCAAATATGCATATATAGAGGATGCAGAAGGGATTATAAGATACGGTTTAAGAGTCAAGGAAATGGCTGCCGTAGGATGCACATCTAGGGATCAAGCTTTAAGGTTGGGTAGGTGGACTCTATTAACATCAAATTTAGAAGAAGAAACTGTAAGTTTTGCAACAGATAGATCTGCTGAATTTATTCAGCCTGGAGATGTTTTTACAATAAGAGATGAATTAAGAAAAGAATTCAGAACAGCAGGCAGAGTAAAACATGTAGAGAATAGTCAAAATAAAGTTGACGAAAATTTCGTGATATTAGACCAAGAGTTTGATACAGAGAACTATGATGTAACTTCAATATCTTTTTTAATACCTGGAGCGGATTATCAAAACTCTATTGGGCATAATCAATTTAAAGAGTTTGTGCATAGAAATGGTTATAATATAGGGGCGGCTGATGCTGGAGAAAGAAATGCTCCTCATTTTTCACCACTAATAAAACTTAATTCTGAAACTTCATTAAATAATAATTTAAATAACTATTTAGAAAATACTGAATCTGGCGCAAAGATATTAACTGACGAAAATGAAGACATGGTTCTTTTTTCAGAAGTTTCTGGATCTAAATTGCCTAATGATGGAGGTCACAAAACATTTAATGATTATTTTTTAGATAGCAGTGTTTTGTCTAACTTAAGAAATGGTTCTGATAGAGCGGATTCTACAGATAAAATCCAACCTGGGTCTCTTTATTTAATACACGGAAAAACTAAAGATGGGCAAAGTGATGATTTTGTAGGTAAGGACTATCAATTAATTTCTAAAGTAGAAAATGGAGATGGAACATTCTCAATAAGTGCATTAGAGTACGATTCTGGAAAGTTTGATAAAACAGATGTTTTATCTACTATATATACAGAAACCACATACGATTATGATCCTGGAGATGGAACGAGTGAACCAGGTGCAGATGATACCCCTCCTCCTCAACAACCAACGGTAGACCCTCCAGTCGTTCAAATAACAAACCCTGGATACCCAACTATAAATACCGTAGATTTAATAGTTCAAACCAGTGGGGTTGTGAACTCTCAAGGAGAAACGAAGTCAAGGGTTAACTTTTATTTCCATAACACAATGGAGAATGAGGTATATTACAGAAGTAAGACTTCGCAAGGGTATTATGGAATGAGGGTCTCTAGGATAACTGATGAATATTATGGGAAGCTTTTAACATCTAGAGATAATGATTTAAAGGTAATACAGAATGGTCAATATGTAATTGATGGAATACAGAATTGTGGAGATTATAAAGTTTTATATGATAATACTAGCACAGATAGCGATAACCATAAAACCCCAAGTGGTAAGGCTGTTTTTGGTGGTAGCGATAATGTTTCCGCAACCATAGGAGGATTTAATTCTTCAAATTTTAATCCATTTTTAGATGTTCATAGGTCAAGAACAGTTTCTGAATTTGGAGAGCTGGGCTTAAAAGGGTGTACATTATTTGAAACGGAATATGCAGACGTAATTACTGGAGATGTTCTATCTGGAGAATTTGATTTGCCAGACCCCAATTCATATTACGAATTAAGGTGGTACGAGGGGAATAGATTTGGAACAAGTCCAGAAAAAGTAATGATATTTAAGGGCGAAACAGATATTAAACCACCCGCTGTACCAACAAACTTTAATGTTTCAATGAACGATCTGTTCCCAAATCTTTTGAATTTTTCATGGGACCATCAAGAGGGAAAAGATAGTGATTTAATAGGATTTAGAATATATACAGGTCATGAAGGCGAAGAAAATCCTGATTATAAATTCACGGAATACTCGGATTATTTAAATCCTCATAATGAGTATAATACGCCAAAGCTAGGGTCTTCTTTTGCAGAGGTAGTAGGAAAAAATGCAAGGTATTTTACTTATGAAGCTGATACATCCGATGGCACATTAAGGAATAATAAAGGGGAACCTATTGGGTTTGGAGATGCTGCAGCATTTCATATAAGAGCTTTTGATTATTCTGAAAATTTAAGTGACGGAAGTAATAGTAACATATTAACTTTAACAGATATATCAGCGGCACCAAACTTATACTTGTCTGGAGAAATTAGAGAAGAGGGAATTGGTACAGATAGTTACAGATGGACTCCGACCATGCATGTTTTTTATTCTGGAAACTATCATACATTTAAATCTTTTAAGAATTACCATCTCAAAGTAACAGATGAAACGTATGGATTCGGGGCTCCAAGATCTTATGTAATAAACAAACAAGACATAAAAATTTCTCCAGAGCGATTTGGAGCAGCTACATCAGGATATTACGAATTAAAAGACGTTCTACCAGGAGCAAATTATTACGGGGAAATATATGCCGTAATGAATGACGGTAGGGAATCAAGAGAGGGTAATCACAGGGGAGGTATACCTCAAGACACTTTTCCTCCAGCAAAATTAAATTCGTTCAGAGTATCTAAACAGTTTTCAAATTTTAGATTTTCCTGGGATCCGCCACTAGAAAGAGATGTAGCAAAAATTTTATTATATACTGGAAGCGGTCATTCTAATTGGGGAATTCCTTTGGATGAGGAAGAAAATATAACTAACTTGACAGACCCTAAAATGGCTCCAGATGTCGAGCATTTTATAGTTTCAGACCCTACTGATTTTCCATCTTCACCTATAGATAAATTTAGAGAAATAGGGCAAGAGTCATGGGAGAAAACAAAATTTCCATTTCATGCTGTTCCAGTAGACACTTCTAATAATACTGGCATGTATGTGAATTACACATACAGATATGTAAATTTAGCTGGGCCAGAAGTTCATACTAGTGGCGAAGCTCATCCAGATGGAAGGTCTCTAGTTCATGTGTTTTATTCTGGAGTTGGCCAACAGGACGAATCTTTTAAGTATTACGAAACAGAATATCAGGATGCTACAGCTTCCGATTCATTTATAGTAAACTCTTATTCTGATTCAAAAAAAGCAGAATTAGATTATTCTAAACTAGGGAATGGATCTGGACACTTTAGTTTTGAAGCATTAGGAACTCATTTTTATGAAGTCAGGACTAGAGTTATATTTGACTCTTTTGAGTCAAATTTTTCTGATGATATTGTATTAAGTAATTATGAATATGGTATTGATGTTAATGACTTAGTTTATGCACCACCCGACAAAGTACCTCCAGGTAGACCAGAATGGATAACTGCTTCAAAAAATGGACCAAATGTATTTTTGTCATGGAGAAATCCTCCTGATAGAGATCTGAAATCTATTTTACTATATACTGGTTATCAGAACTTTACAGGGGAAGAAGATGGTACATATTTGCACCAAGATAGCTTAACAAATGTAGATTTAATAGCTCTAAAAAACTTTAGACAAAACGCTGATACAGATTTATATTTTTGGCTTAGAGCCAAAGATAGTTCTGATAATTTAAGTGAATGGAGCATAGGAAACACGGCTATCCCAGCAAATCAAAAAGATAGATTTGGAAAACCTTACAATAGCGGGCAGAGAATGACGATAGGCTTGCCCGAACCGCTACACAGAAAGCATATAGTTGCTACAACTGGAATTGAGATTGATGAGAGGGGCGATGGGTCTGCAAAACCTTATATATCATATGTTATTACTGGAGTTTTGGATTACCAGAAAGCTTATTACAAAGTAGATCTTTCCAGAAAAAGTAATTATTCAATATTAAAAGGAACACAACAAATAGACATAGAACATGGTCCACTAACCAACAGTATGACTGGTAGTGGGGTGTTTAATGATTTGATTTGTGATGAAGATTATTATCTAAGAGCTAGATATCAAGAGTTTGATGGTAGGGTAAGTGCATACACAGACTGTCTCCAGAACCCAATAAGAACTCCAAAAGATAATACTCCACCAAAAAATCCTACTGATTTTGTAATTGTATCAGGTCCAAAACAAAACATAATAAACTGGAAGTGGGAAGGGGGAGTATCTAGAGATTTAACTTCTCTCTTGGTGTATAGAACTGGAATACCTACAGGAAGAATAAACAAAGACTCCTCAGAGGATAATGTTTGGTCTTCTGCCCATATTAGTGGATACTTTGAGGAAAATGAAGACGAGTATGCCTTTCAATTAGCTCCCTCGACATCATTCATAGATAATGATGTGGTTTCTGGGTTGAATTATAATTGGGGAAAACCTGGAAATACAAACGGAAAGTATGAAAGGCCTTTGGAAAATGTATATTATCATTACTTTATTAAGACTGTAGATAGGTCTGGAAATACTGGAATAGGTTTTGTTTCTGGAGTCTCTCAAGATACACATACATCTTATCCAACAAACATATCTAAGACTTCTCATTCTTCTTTCGCGAATGATAGATACGCTCAAACACCACACAACCAAGGGTATGTCACAGGTGGAGCAATAAGTGCTAGTTACATTTCAAATGTATATGCTGGAGATATTATTTCTTCAAAAATAACTTCTACTGATTTTATTTTAGCCCACCCAAGTGGAAGAATATTGAGCGACTCAGTCCATACACTTGGGCCGTCATACGGACCTGACCCTGGCCCAAATGTTCATGAATATGATTATCTTGCTGGTCCTGGGTTATATATGGATCACAAGATGTTTAGAATCGGAGATCCCGAAGGTTTTGGCATGTTTTGGACTGGTGAAAAACTTGCAGATGGATCCTTTAAGCAGCCAACATTTATACATAGACCTGATGGATGGCATAATATAGATATTAATCCAAATACCCTTGAGATAAGAGGAAATTTAACAGCTGGAACTATACAAATAGGAGCCAGTCAACAAGCAGCATTAGATGTCGATCAATACGGAAACCTTAGTATAGGAGACCAGCGAAAGAACGTAAGAGGTTTCTTTACTGGAAACCTTGGGTACAGCGGGCTAATTCATGACAGCGAAGGAAAGCAACAGCCAGAACCACCCAATAATCTTCCAGTAAACCAATACGATGCAGGGCAAGCATTTGTGCAGTTAAATTTAGATGATTATACAAATGCAGAGCTTTCTGATTTAGCGGGAGGAGGAATGTTTATTGAAATGCATTGGTCTAGAAACGATGGCACTTATTATGGAGCAGAAACTAGATACATTAAAAGCATAGATTTAAGGGCTGACAGAGATTATGACCTCGGTTTTGGAAAAGTAAAATTAGGTGGTGCCGCTGGATCGTTAGATGGGGTTGATTTAAGTACTAGATTTGGAAATACAGAGAACTTAAAAGGTGTAACAACAAAGGGCCCAATAATTTATTATAACGAAGAAGATGATCCAGGACACCCATTATTAGGGCAACCAAAAGGTAGAGACTGGTTCTTGATTCATGATACTAGATTTAAAGTTTTAAATGACGGATCTTTATTTGCTGATAATGCTCAAATAGGAGGCACGGTTGTAGCAAACTCTTTTCAAGCTGGGCAAAATATAATATTAGGCGACGAAGAGAATGCAGTAGAAACTTTAATATCTAGTTATAACTTTGTAGATGATATTGCTTGTAAAGACCCAACACAAGATGCTAGAGGCTGGGGGATAAGAGGTGATGGTCATGCCGTTTTCAAGAGTATAGACATTAGATCTGGGATCATTAGCGGAGTTTCTTTAACCGCTGGAGATTGCGATAGCAAGGATCATTTTAGAGTAAATTCAAGGGGAGATATATCAGTAGGAGACAGTCAGGTATATAGTAGAAATAATTTTTATGTGACTAGGAAAGGAGAGCTTCATGCTACAGATGCATTTTTCTCTGGAGACGTAACTATTACGGGAACTTTGGACGTTGGACAAGGTTTGCAGCTAGCAACAGAAATAACTACAGACCCAACTGATCCAGCAAAATGGAACCAAAGAGGGGTAAAAGGTATTCTATTAACTAGCACAGACATAAGAACAACCAATTTTGATGATAGTGATTTTACACTTCCAAGTATGGTTGGTCACAATAGGCCGCAAAATAGAGGATGGAAAATCACCAACGATGGAAATGCTATATTTTTTGGAGCTTATGTGACAGGGGGGTTTTTGAGTGGTAATTCAATAATAGCAGGAGAGGGAACTCCAGATTATCCATATTTCAAAATAGCATCTGATGGAGAAATGCAAATAGGAGGTTTTGGGCCAGGTATTACAGCTGCTTCAGCCCCAGATTCTGGACAAGGTTTATATGTAAGCAGAAAAGGAAAGCTTTATGCACAAGATGCTTACTTTAGAGGAAGCATTACGGGAGATAGAGGGTTGATTGGGTCAATGTATTTTAATAAAGATTATCTAGCTACTTATGATTATAAAACTATAGGTCGGAACACAAGAGGTAGTGTAAAATGGGAAGCTGGAAAAACAGGTTTGTACTTTGGTAAAAATGGAGAATTTTCTGTAGCAAACAATGATGGATTGATAATGTCTTACGATCCAGACTCAAATTCTGATTATATCACTATTACTGGTTTGGCTTCTAGCAGCAACAGGGGAGAGCTTAAAGCATTCTCAAATGAATTAGAAACAACTCCATGGAAAGGCGATGGGAAAGGTAAAGGGTTTAGGTTTGCAGGTGATGGAGATAGTTGGTTATCTAGGTTCCAAACAGACCCTTACAGTGCTTCAGGTATAGCTGGATTAGTTTCGACTCAAATAAACGGAGACATTCAAAACCCAGAACCATTAAAAAAATATACAATAATGGCTAAATCTCCAATTGGATACAGAGTGCTAGGGATATATATGGAAACTGATGCGGGTACGGCAGATGTAGAATGGAGTAAGAATTCTACTAATACTGCTAACAGGTCTGTATTAGGTTTCACCGTGCCTGGTGCTGGATATTTGAATATATCTACAGATGTTAATGGATCTTATCATGATTTTATTGCAAAAACATACAAACATGGAACCAGTGAAACTGTAAATGGAGCAAACTATACAGTTTCAAATATTATTAATCCTGACTCTGCTGATTGTTATATAGTATGCACTCCTAAACAAGTGAGCAATGTAAATTCATTAAGGTTTAGGATAGACTTGCAAAGAAATGGAAATAATGATGTTAGAAATTAATATAATTATATGAACATTAGAGAATTAGATACATTAAATATTAAAGCTATGCTTTGTGATATTTTATTAGAAAAAGAAAATATAGAGAAAAATATACAAATACTTAAGACGGAATTGGACAGAAGAGAAAGCGAGAAAAACTTTAAAGTCCAGAAATCAGATGGAGGTTAATAAATTGTGCCATTTGATCAGATCTATTGGAATAATTATGGCCAGGGTGATGTGGCCGAATCTGGGTATTTTGACAAAAGTGAATCCCTTGATGTAAGGTTTGGAGTAACAGCTACGGCAGATAGCCACTCAACCTTTTCTTTTTTTGGAAAAAGAAGGAAATTTTATTCAACTTTTTATGACTTAACATACAGGGATACTAAATTCCCTTTTAATGCAAATAATATGGGCGCATATGGAAGGGGAGGTTTCTGGAAAACTTCACCAACAAGTGCAGAGCCTGATCCAGCTTTACCACAAAGCACTGGAAATGAAGACGGAAATTGCGACAAATCGAAAGGTTGGACGGATAGTGGATACGATGCAGGAAATGGGCAGATCTGTAAGCCTTTAAGGGAATATCAAGTACAAGTTCAATCCACTGTTTGTTATAGTTGGCCAGGTATAGAAGAACAAACATACTCTAGTTTCAATGTGAATGATATGAAAAAAACTGGCAATAATGGAAACAATATTGTTGCTGTTTATGGAGATAGCCCAACAGACGATGATTTATTCCAAGCACAAAATAGAGAAAGCTGCCACAACATATCAAATACAGCAAGAGTAATAGATGCAGATCATCCGTTTATTGGAATACATGCAGATTATCCACTAACGGTTACCACAAAAAAAGCAATGCAAGGCTATTATGTAATCCTGAAAAGGAAAAGGTTTGTTTACAATGAATACGCAAGCAAACACACCGAACAGTATGGTAGCTATGGAAGCGCGCAGTTTCAAAAAGGAGGAAACATAAAACCATGCCATGTAGATACTAGGCAGGGTCATTATTTACATTACGACGAGGCTGGAGATCTAGTTGATTATCCGAAGCAATCAACGGATCAAGAGGAGATGTGTGACCATATTGTAAGGGTAAGAACTTCTGCTTTAGGACAACCCTTTTCTACCACAAGAGATTATGTAGATGTTTATCCTGGCTGGGGTGGATATAATTTTAGGGCCGCTGGCGGTTTATCAGGAAGAACCGAAGCCGAAGACTTAAAAGGTTTATTTCGAAGTAGAGTTCCATATAAAGGTTGGTTTGTTCTTCCTTGGGATAATTTAGATACAGCTGTAAATACTTGGTATAGTGAATGGAACGAGCTAATAGTAGCTAAATTGTTGGCCCAATCAATATTACAAGGACAAATAGACATAGTAACTCCTTTACAACAGGCGTTTAACGATGCAAATACAGCCGCTAATGATGCTTATGCTGTATACAGCAATTTATATGACGAGGCTGAAGATTTAAAGGAGACATATGACAATAAAGTTACAGCAGCGAACACGGCAACCACAAATTATAATACTCAAGTTGCAATAGCTGAGTCGGCAGGAGCAACCGCTGAAGAAGAAACTACAAAACTGAATACTCTTAATACTCAATTTAATAGCAAGAATGCTGAGTACGAAACGGCTGTTAGTGATTATAATGATGCAGTCACAGCTCAATCTGATGCAGTTGATGCATATAATGCTGCATATACTACATTAGAAGGATGGTATAATTATTGTTGGGCGTGGGCGGGAGATAATCATCCATTAAATACTAATATTCAAGCTTCTGAGGTAGATTGGGACAGTTTCGATTTATTGTGTGGGGAAACCGATTCAGGGAATCAATATTGGGGCGATGGCTATTTTGCTTCTTATAATGCTGCATGGAATGCTTGGGTAGCTGCTGATCAGACTCTAAATCAAGCAAATGCAGCTGAAGATACTGCGCTAGCGACTAGAAATACCTTGCAGGCCGAAGTTGAAGATCTTGACTCCCAAGTCAGTGCTCAAACTACAATTCAAGAGGCTGCCGTTGCAGCCTCGACAGCTGCAGATGCAGAAGCTACAAGGCTTCAGGGTATAATGGATGACAAAAAAGATGAAGCGGCCTCTGCTAAAACAGCATATGACAACAAAGTTATAGAAGTCAATGCCGCATGGGACGTATATGAACCTCTTGACACAGAAAGAGATAATGCACAAACCACATTAAGCACCGCTCAAGCTCTTCAGATTTTAGCTCAAGATGTTTATGATGATGCAGCTCTGGCCGAAAGTGCTTACCCAGATAATGCAGGTAATGCTTTGAAAGATAGAATCCAGAACCCAGTATATTACGCTGATGATAGACTGAACTGGAGAATGCCTAAATGGGATGAAGATGACGGAGGAATAGATATGGATAGAGCTGATCCAGATGGAGAAAATCACGACGGAAGTGTCAATTTGATTGACGCTGTAATATCTCCAGAATTTGTGCCAAGGGAAAGGGCAGAAACAGGATCGGTTTATATAAAAAGCATAACAGTCAAAAAAAATGGAACTGGAGTATTGCAACCAGGATATGATGCAGTTGGGCGGTACATAGAATTACCTAGCAATGAAATATATACTGACCAATCTAGTAAGATAAATGCTTCAGGAAGCTCAGGGCAAAAAATAGTTACATTTAAAAATATGTTTAGGAATGGATCTTCTTATTTAACTAGATATATATCTAATGAGTTCTTGATATCTTTTTCAGGGTCTACAAAAAAATATTCAATAGATAGTGTGTCGGGAAATAAAATCACATTGACTGAAAATTTATCTACCAGTTTAAACAACTCGACTTTCACTCTTCATATACCAAGAGGAGCTAGAGAAAAAGAAGAGTATACTTGGGGTAATTATGATCTTAGTGAATTCGATTCTGATACTTATGAAACATTAGTTGATTTAAATCAAAAACATCAATGGCCAGACGAGGATGGGAATGCAATAGATATGCCTGAAGAACTAATAGAAGATGATATGATATCAAGAGATCATGCTGGCTATGTATCTGACGAACTGCAATATCAACATGCTTTGCATGTTATAAACGATAGCACTACATGGTTGATTCGGGATTTATTCTTAGCAACATCCGCAAACACTAATGATAATACTTTAAACCTTATTTATGCAGCAGATGGATTAGGAATGGGAGAGGGGCACTTGGGTAAGGCGGTTAGGCATCCGTATTTTGCAAACGAACTAGGGGAAAGTTTGAACATAAGAAACGACTTTTTTAATTGGGCATATCATGAGTATTTATATTTCTCTGCTCCTGCTGGTCAAGGTGGGCATTGTTCCTGTAAGGTTGGGGGGAATGTAACTTGGAATAAATATAGATGGATAAAATGGTGGGAAATGCCAAGAACTAATGCAATATTAGAAGATGATGCCGCAGTTCATTATAATAATAGTGGATTCTCTAATTTAAGACAATCTGTATTTGATGGTTTTGTTAGCTATACTGATTTGTATGGAATTCAAATAGATACCAAAGCAAAACAATTTTTTTACGGAGGTGTTGATAAGGCTTCGTCTGCAATTTGGCCATGTTATGAAAATAATATACCTCAAACAAGCCCAGAAGCATTTGATCAAAAATTCTCCACTCATTACCCTAGTTGGGGGGTAGAGTTTGAAGAAGCTTACACTAACTACAATCATTCCCTTAGGGGGGTCGATTTGGGAGCGGATGCAAACAATACTCCAACCATACAAAGAGTTCTAGATAGACCCTGGTTTACTTATTGCGCATTCAGTCAATGCCCAGGTCTAAAAACTAACATGTATGATTTTCAAGGAAACTCAAACCAAAGGTTGATGCAACAATTTGCAATGAGCCATAGAGACTATACCGAGACCAGCCATAGTCAAAGAGCCATACCCTGGAAGGCTTTACAAAAATCAAAATATGAAAAAATATTAAAAAGGCCTTCTGTCTTAGCTCAATATGGATTTGCTGGAGATATGTTTGGTTATACTACGGCTGATGTTGGCTTCGCAAACAATACATGGGCCGACCATAATATAACTGTATACGAGAGTAATAACTATTTACCCCAAGGATCTCATTTTGAAATATCTTTACATCAGGCAGGGACAGAATTTAATGATGATATAAGAGACGAGTGGGAAAGAAGAATACCAGAAGAAAATTTAATAGGAGATGGAAGATCAAAAATATCTCTAGATAATTATACAGCTTATATAGTTGCTAAGTAGCAAATTATGTTACTTGTGTAAAAGTAATATTTAAAGGACATTTATCGTCGTCGCAGAAAGGTTGAGATGTTGGGGCGTTAGCCAATGGTTCTTTTTTCTTGCCGTCGTATGTAGGATCATCATCATCGCCCTTAGGAGTATTTGCGCACACTTCGTCATCGCCTGGAGTTGTTCCATGACCACTTCTTCCTGGAAAATAATAAGAGTGTGTCTTATCTGGAATAAACGGATTAAGTAAAGGATTAACAAAAGCATTATAACCCTCTCTTTGGTAGTAAGCGTTTTTATATGCAGCTTGGAGTATTGAGACGTTTGGCTTTTTCTTAAATCCTTTATGGAAGTAATTAGCTGGGTTTTGGTATTTAAGAGTTTCTATCGAAGCAATATCTATAGACCTTCCATGCGCATAAAAAGCATTTTCATCTTTTATAAAGCTAGAAACTATTGGTTTCAATCTTTTTTCTTGACCTTGTACTGTTTTGGTTTTAGTAGCCCCAGCCTCTTCGGATAGTTCTTCCAAACTTTTATTAACGACTAATGTGTCATATTCTGAAAGAAATTCTGATATCGTTTGCCTGTTTCCTTGTACAGTATCAGCCACATTAGTTTCCATACCAGTTCCATCTAAGACACTATTAATAGTTTTTTCTATGGGAGAATCGTAAATATTTTCAAAGCAAAGTTTGCCATTTTTGGCGTAAAAAATTTTAAATTTTGTGTTTATCGGGTCGCCTCTATATGCCATAATTGTGCCAAGATTAACTGCATACTCACTTTCCTGGCCATCGCACTCTAGCATTAATTCAACGAAAACCACTTCGCCTTCTTTTATGTTTGAAATTTTTAATTGTGGGTAAAACTCATCTGGGTAAGAGAGGGAAGCATCCGCATTTGTTGAGTAACCTATGGCATTCTTAAAATTACTATGAATTCCAGTGATAGTCCAAGAATAACTTACTGGCACAAAGTTCATCCACGTGAAAAGAGGGGTGTGCAGAACAAAATCAGCGGATGTACCATCTTCTTCTTCTACGGTTCTTAAAACACAGTTGCCTACTAAAACACCTGGTTGGTAATATTTTTGTTGTTCTTCAGTTAAATAACTCATTATTAATACCCTGATTCGGAATCTGAAGTTGAATCTGATTCGTTTACATATTGATTATACTCTATACCTTTTTCTTCTAAATATTTCTCAATTATTCGGTTTCTTAGTTGATACTCTGAATTCAATTCTTCGGCTTCAGCTCTGTTTTGCGGCTTTAATGAGTCCATTGAATACTTTGCGACAGTATCCCCTCCTTCTGCAAAAGATTTTTTACTTTTTTCAATATAATCATCTTTAAATTTAATAGCTTTTTCCAACGCTAAGCTTTTATTACTCATAAGACTACCTATAAAATAATAAAATTCAAATTCGTAATTAGGCTCTTCATGCCAAGGCTCATCTGTAGTATCTAAAAGAACTGACCAACCTCTATATTCAAGCCTTTCTTTCATGAACAAAATTTCTTTATTTAAATCTTTCAAGGTAGTATACTTGTATTGGGAATTTTGCTCAAAGGTTGGCGTTGCTCCGTATCTATATGGATTTAGTCTTCCAGTGATGGTGGTTGTTTGTGGTTGTTGCTGTAGGTGAGATTTTAGATCTTCTGGGAAAACTCCTAATTTTGATTCGTTTTCTAAACACCAAGCCGAAAAAGTAGGCACCTGATGTGTCCCAGTGTAAATAACTGCATTATCTGGGCCATTACGAGGTTTTTGGCTTATCCCATTGAAAAAGCCCCCTATTTTGTTAGACATCATGCAAGTATACAAAGCTTGGTGTATGCCTGTTTGATTTAAGTCATTAGCAGATACATCTAAATGTTGTAGTTTAAAATTATTTATAAATGCAGGAATGGTCCCGCGTGGGAATATGTGGTCAACGCTGTAATCAAATAGATCGTTTTTCCAATAATCGCATCTAGCATATTCTGGCACATCTTTATACATATATCTGTGGGCGTAGCCAGAGCTTTGAAGGTGCAAATTTTTATTAAGCTTACTAGTTGTATGATACTCATTCAAAAATGATATATTTGATCCACTGAAATTTAAAAACCTTAATTCTGGTAATGAGTGAGGGTGAGCATGCCAGTATTTAAAGTTTTCGCAATTAATTATATGTATTTGGCGTACCGTTTGAATGGATCTAATATTCATATTTGGTACCCTGAAAGCTTTAAAATCAGGAACATTATTCCACCTAAGTAACGAAAATCTATCATATTTGTGTCCCCAAAATGTATGTGGAGCTCCGTATTGAAAGCCAAATTCTTTTTTATAAGTACTTTCGTCAGCCCACATAATTTGAGGGTAATCTAGAGATTCAGATAGAGTTTCATTTTCAACCTCTTCGAAATCAAAAGACTCCTTTACATCTACTATATGCAGGGGTTTTTGGGCATTTTCAATATCAACAACATCGTCAAAAACAACCTTAAAAGTTTTTCTCACATGTTGCTTTTGAATTTCTTGAGGCATTACGATAGTATCAGAAGGTTCGTAGAAGGTTCCAGTTATTTGGTACTCTTCATTCCCTTCTCTAGGTAAAAAATGATCAAGGACAGGAACATTAAGAGGACTACAAACTCTTCCTATAGACATATCATAAACCATACATTCAGCAGAAATATAGGAAGCTATATTTCTGTTAAGATCAGCTCCGTCTACCGAAACACCTAACTCATAAACACCTGTTTTGTGATACCTTAATATACACGTTTCATAAGAATCATCATCGCCTGGGGTTGTAATAAGTTCACCGCTAATGAAATTTTTATCTGTTTGGTATTGTTCTCTAATAAGCAAGTTCCCTCTATAACCTTTAGATTTTGCTTGTATTAAAAAAGGGCCGAACCTAGGCTGATCTAAGGATCCTACTTTTGAAACATGCCAACCACTTGATCCGCTAACTAGATCTTCATCTATAATTTTTTGAATTTCAAAAGCTGTATAAGAATAATTTATGGGTCTACTAATATACTCCTTTTGTGGTTCTTCGTCGGCAGCCACGTAAGATAATTGAAAGCTATTACTCTGAAGTTTTTTATAATGCTCAGCTGTATCGGGCTCAATAATTGCATGCATAAACCCTTTTGCTATCTTCATATTAAGAGCAAGCCAAGAACTATCTTCATTTAAGTCAGAAGCATCAAAACTATCGTTTTCGTAATTATTTGGATCCCTCCAAGAATCTCTAGAAGAATTGGTTTCTCCAAATATATCTTTTTGATTCATTATTTCATCATAGGATACATTAAATGCTTTTGAAATTTTCTTTAAATAATAATCTGGTCTTTCTGTAAGGGCTTTCAGGGTGACTGGGTCTCCTTTTTTCCATGATGGATTTCTGTTGCTTATAGCTCCAGCGCCAGCTCTTATAACTCCGCCACCAGTTTTTATATTTATTGTAGACATCAAATATATTATACACTAGATTGATTAAAAAACCATTTTAAAGTGTAAATTATTGTTATGGTAAATAATTCCATATTAAGGTATAATTCAGCGAGATTATTTGGTCAATCTAGAACAGCTGGGGAAACATTGAATCCAATATCTTTAGTGACTGATTTTGAGTTTGGTTTCAATATAAAAAGGGAAACTATAAAATCTGTTGGATATAGTGAGGTATTGAGGCCTATAGTATCAAATCAAAGGCCATATTTAAGCTTTTCTTATTTCCTTTCTGATGTAGATAATGAGAAGTTATTTAGAATGCCAGTTACCGCAAAAGAAGCGGTGGAAGAAAAAATACCAATATTTACGGGTCTAGAGCCTATGGATTTGTTTTTTCTTTCTACAGAAACTGGAGATGACCTAGAATTTGTCGATCAAAACGAATTGTCCGCATGTATTTTCACGGAAGCTTTTATGACTTCATATAGCATGGAAATAATGACAACGGGAGTCGTTAAGGTTAGTGTATCTTTTGAAGCTGAAAATGTAAGGTATGAAAAATTTAAAAACTTATCTGGTTATAAATTCATAGATTATGACGTAGAGGACTTACAAATAACAACAAGAACAGAATTTGAACTTAATGACGGAATTGAAGATATCAATTTAGGTGTTGGGGGGTTTTCGGTCCAAGGAAGATTGCAATCATTTAATTTTGCAGCAAATATACCAAATAAAACGCTTTATGATTTTGGGCAGACTTTTCACAAAAAAGATATAAAATTTCCAATAGAAGGGAGAATATCCACTAAAGCCTTTATAAGTAAGCAGTTAGAGGGAGATTTAAATAATATACTTTGCTCGGACAGGGGGGTTGATTTTGTTTTTTCAAACTTTAGAGAAAGTTGTGATAACCCTGGTTATGATAATAACAAATCTGGGTTTTTATTTAAAGACGCGAGGATATCTTCTCAAAAGTATTCATTGAACTCGTCTAAAGGCAATTATTTCGTAGCAGATTTAAATTTTATTATATACATAACCAGAGAGAAGGGTGTTTATATTTCCCAACACATAGTTGAAAATACTCAAGTTTTTCAAGGGGAGGACCCTAGTGAAATTTTAAATTTAGTACTAGAGTCTGCTGACGGAAGTGGAATTCTATCAGAATTAGCTGGAAATATGATTTCTTCCATGAAGGAATTAAGAAACAAAGTGTAAGTATTATTAATGGCCATAGATAGAAAAATATCAGACTTGGACAACCTTCCAGGGTTGCAATTTACTCCACCACAAGATGGCGACTATTTTCTAATAGCCAGAGAGGATGTAAATAACTATAAATTAAGTTATACTAGGCTCGCCGATCAGATGAGGAAGGATGTTGTTTTTACAACAGGCGACCAGACCATAGAAGGGCAAAAAACCTTTGATGAAGCAATAATAGGGAACCTAGAAGGGTACTCAAAATATGTAAGAAATGGCTTGTATATAACTGGAGATCAAGAGGTTGGGGGAATAAAAACTTTTACCGAGTTTATTCTTGGAAATATAAGCGGAAATCTTTCAGGAACAGCTCAATATGTAGTAAGTGGAGTATATCAAACTGGAGATCAAACTATATATGGAGTTAAATCTTTTGAAGACGATATATTTATAAGTGGGAAATCTTTGGATTCTCACATCAAGTATGTTATATCTAACAGTAATTCAGATTTATCTGACAAAATATCAAGTGGAGTTTTTGTTACTGGGGATCAATATATTAGTGGGATAAAAAGCTTTGATTCTTTTATTAGCGGAAATGTAAGCGGAAACCTTTCAGGCACAGCGCTTTATGTCCAGAGTGGTGTATATACTAGCGGCGATCAAAGTATTGAAGGTAGGAAAGATTTCCAGGGAGATCTTTTTATAAGCGGAAAACCATTTACGGATTATAGTACAAAACTATCTCCAGAAGATGTTCTTGTAATAACTGGTCATGATCAAGTAATAACTGGTAAAAAGGTCTTTTACGATAGCTTGATTCCGTCAGGAGGAATAACAACAACTGGTGAAGAAAGAAGCTTATTAATAAAAGATCATTTGACCAATGTTGGTTATGTTCCAGACGAAGCTTTAACAATAGCTTTTCCTAGTGGTGTTTATGTAACTGGATCAGACTTCCATGTAGAGGGTAAAATATATGCAGGCGAAATTGAATCTGTAGACTCCATAGCTGGAGACTCTGGGGCTATGGTTCTCACAGATGGCAGAGACCCCGCTCTGTTTGAAGGTCCCGAAGAAAGTTTAACAATGGCTTTTCAGAGCGGTGTATTCATCACTGGCTCAGACCTTCACGTAGAAGGTAAAATATATGCGGGTGAAATCGATGCGGTAGACTCCATAGCTGGAGACTCTGGGGCTATGGTTCTCACAGATGGTAGAGATCCAGCCCTGTTTGAAGGTCCCGAAGAAAGTTTAACCATGGCTTTTCAGAGCGGTGTATTCATCACTGGCTCAGACCTTCACGTAGAGGGTAAAATATATGCGGGTGAAATCGATGCGGTAGACTCCATAGCTGGAGAATCTGGATCTATGGTTCTCA